ATGAAATATGAAGTGCTGGCCGCTCCGGGGGGGAGCCTCGTTTTCGGGGCCACCGGCCTGGCCGAGATCGCCCAGAACATCCGCATCATCCTGTCCACCCTGGAGTGGTCGTGCCCGCTGGACCGGGCCTTCGCCGGGGCCGCCGGCTACCTGGACAGCCCCTTGCCCCTGGCCACGGCCGCGCGCGTGGCGGGCATCATCGAGGCCGTGGAAACCCATGAGCCCAGGGTCCGGGTCACGTCCGTCACCTTCGAGGCCGACCCGGCCTCGGCCCTGGACGGGCGGCTGTACCCCAAAATCCGCTTCGCGCTCAAGGAGGGGGTGTCCCTGTGAGTACGAACCTGCTGCCGTTTTTGGACTATCTCCCGGACCTGCATTTTTGCGACACCGATCCCGCAGGCATCGAGAAGAAACTGTTCTCGCTCTATGAGCAGATGACCGGCCGCACGCTTGCGCCAGGCAACCCAGAGCGCCTGTTCCTGGAAACCGTGGCCACAGTCCTCGCCATGCAGCGGGTCATCATCGACGAGAGCGCGCGCAGCCAACTGCTCGCCTATGCCGCCGGGGCCAGCCTGGACCACCTGGGGGCCTGGGTGGGCACGCAGCGCCTTGCCGCAGCGCCGGCCAAGGACGTGCTGCGGGTGGAGCTTGCCGCCGCGCAGGGCTCAATCTGGACCGCGCCGCAGGGCACCCGCGTCACCCCGGACGGCACGCTGCTCTTCGCCACGAATGCGGCCCTCAGCATCCCGGCCGGGCAGACCGCAGGCGAGGTGGACATCACCTGCCTGACCAATGGCGCGGCGGGTAACGGCTATCTCGCGGGGCAGATCGCCCGGCTGGTGGACCCGCTGCCCTTTGTCGCCAGCGTGGCCAACCGGGACGGCACCTCGGGCGGGGCCGACGCGGAGACGGACGACAATTTCCGCGAACGCATCCAGCTTGCCCCGGCGCAGTATTCGGTGGCCGGGCCGGATGATGCCTACGTCTATTGGGTGCGCTCGGCGCACCAGCTCATCCAGGACGTGGCCGTGGTCTCCCCGGCCCCTGTGGAGGTGGAGCTTTACCCGCTGCTCGCGGACGGGGCCGTGCCGGCACAGGCCATGCTGGACCTTGTGAGCGCCACGGTGAACCAGAAGTCCCGCGTGCCCCTCACCGACCGGGTGTCGGTCAAAGCGCCGGTGGTCGTGCCGTACTCCATCGAGGTCACTTGGTGGCTGGACGCGAGGCAAAGCGCGTTGCAGGCCCCGGTGGCCACGGCTGTGCAGGCCGCTGTGGCCACGTTTGCCGCCTGGCAGCGCGCCAAGCTGGGGCGCGACATCACGCCTTCGGAACTCGTCCGGCAGGTGCAGTCCGCAGGGGTCAAGCGCGTGGCGGTCACGTCCCCGGTGGACACCCAGCTTTCGGATTGGGAGGTCGCCCACGCGTCCGTCATCACCGTGACCTTTGGGGGGCAGGAGTGATGCGCCAGGGGGAGCTTGATTTCCGCGCGCTGTTGCCCGGCTCCATCGCAGGCGACGCCACGGTCATGGCCATGGCCGAGGGGGTGGGGCAGGAGCTTCGCGCCGCCTTTGAATTGTCGGACGTGGTGCGGCTGTATGCCCGTCTCGATGCGCAGGTCGAGCCGGTGCTCTCCCTGCTGGCCTGGCAGCTGAACGTCGTGTTCTGGGATGCCGCGCTTTCTGACGGCGTGAAGCGCACCCTCATCCGCCAGGCCATCCCCTGGCGGCGCATCCACGGCACCCCGGCCTGTGTGGAGCAGGCCGTGGCCGCGGTCTTTGGCGAACCCGCACAGGTCGTGCCCTGGTTCGACTACGCGGGCACGCCCGGAAAGTTCCGCGTGGAGGTGGAGATCACCACCGCGCCCCTGCCGGGCGGCATCGCGGACAAGGCCCTGGCTGTGGTCGCGGCCACCAAGAACGCCCGCTCGCACCTGGACGAGCTGCGCATCGTCATTGTCGGCCAGGCTGCGGGCAAGGCCGCCTGCGCCAGCCTGATGGATGAAGTGGTGGACGTGATTCCCTGGAGCCTGTCTGGCGTGGAGGCCGAGATTTCGCTGCGCGCCGCTGTCGGCGTGCATGTTGTCGAAACCCACGTCCTCGTGGTGAGCTAGAGGAGGCATCATGTCGTATTTCACGTTACTGACCAAGGTCGGGCAGGCGCTCATCGCCACGGCCCACGCCACAGGCACGCCGGTCAAGCTCACGCATTTGGCTGTGGGCGACGGCGACGGCGCGCAGATCATCCCGCGCGAGGACATGACAGCCCTGCGCCGCGAGGTGTGGCGCGGCGCGCTGAACACCCTGTCCGAGGACCCGCAGAACCCGGGCTGGATCATGGCCGAGGCCGTGGTGCCCGAGAACAGCGGGGGCTTCACCATCCGCGAGGTGGGGCTGTTCGACGAATCCGGTACGCTCGTGGCCGTGGGCAGCCTGCCGGACAGCTACAAGCCGCAACTGGCCGAAGGCTCGGCCAAGACCTTCTACATCCGCATGCGCATTGAGATCGGCAACGCCAGTTCGGTGACGCTCTTGATCGACCCCAGTGTGGTGCTGGCCACCAAGGAGTTTGTGGCCATCGAGGTGGGCAGGGTGCGCGTCGACCTGGACGCCCTCGCCTCGGATGTCGGGGACCACGTGGGGAACCTGGCCAACCCGCACCAGGTCACCGCCGCGCAGGCCGGGGCCGAGACCGCCGGGGCCGTGCACGCGCACGACCAGTCCGCCGTCGCCCACCCGGACATCCGCGCGGCAATCGCGGGCATTGTCATCCCGGTGGCCACGGCAGAGGCAAAGGGCATCGTGGAGCGCGCCACCTCCGGGGAGGTCCTCGCCGGAGCTGATCAGGAGCGCTACGTATGCCCGGCGGACATGGCGGCGGCCATGGCCGGAGTTGTGCGCGCCTACACCCGGCAGCAGTACGCGGCTCCGGTGGTCCGCGCGGGGGCGAGCGGAGCCCAGGCCGTGGATCTCGATCTGCACCCGCTCCTGTTCATCGACGCCAGCGGCGCGTTGACCATGGCTGACCCGGAGCACATGGCGGCGGGCAAGACCTGCGTGCTGCTGCTCTACAGCGCCGCCGCCCAGACCATCAGCTGGAGCACGGCCTGGCGCGGCACCTCGCTGGTGAGCCTGCCCACGGCCTTGGCCGCAGGCAAGCTGCTCATCATCTCCGCCCTGTGCGTGACGACCGCCGCCGGGACCTACATGGTGCCGGTCGGCATGGTGCAGGAGGCGTAAGCCATGATCCTCATGCCGCTTGTCGGAATGCCGCCCATGCTCAAGCTCGTTCCCGGCTCCGTGGGCACGCCCTTTGGCAACCTCACGCAAGGGGTGGGCGTGGCCGGTGTGTTCGTCGGGCTTGGCTCTGCGTCAACAACCGGGTGGCCTGGAGTCGGGCGCATCGGGAAGATATGGCCCTCGCGCCGCCTGGTTGGGCGTGTGCGCGCCACCTCCGGCCTCATCGACTGGGACGGCGCATCCCAAGGGGCCGACATAACGCTTCGGGTCAAGGGCTCCAACGACACCACCGACGGCGTCAATGGAACGTGGACGCTGCTCTACACCGAGACCTTTGCCGACCCGCCCTATGACGGCGGCGTGACCCCGGACACGCGCGACATGGTCTCCGGCATCGACGCCTCGACGGCCTACCTGGCGCACGTGCTGGAAGTCACCGGCACCTACCCCTGGGGCGGCCAGGACTACGGCGTGTCGGCCATTGAATTCTACGCCTACAGCTGGATCTGAAGGAGGTCCCATGAAGTACAGCTATCCTGCCGGAACAATCATCGCGGACAGCGGCGAGACGCTGGCCGCGCCCGCCGTGCTGGCTCCGTGCCGCGTGGTCATCGACGGCATTCTGCACGGCCCGGAGATTTGCGAGCTGTGGACGCCGGAGGCCCTGGCCGGGCTGGGCATCAAGCGCGTGGAGGTCGAGGCCCTGCCTGTGGACGCCACCGGCTGGCCGTACCTGCCGGGCGAGCCGGTGGACGTGGAGGAGGCCCTGCTTATCCGCCGCACGTACCCCAACGCCGTGCCGGACGTGGAGGGCAGCGCGGCCAACCTGGCGCAGCTTGCCGCCCGTGTGCGCGCCGAGCGCGACGCCAGGCTCACCGTGTGCGACTGGACGCAGATGCCCGACGCGCCGCTTTCCACCGAGGTCAAAGCCGCCTGGGCGGCGTACCGCCAGCAGCTGCGCGACGTGCCCGAACAGGCGGGGTTCCCGCTGGCGGTGGAGTGGCCGGTGGCGGTGGGGGCGTAAATGGACATCATCGACGACGCCCAGCGGCACGAGGCCATGTTTCTGGCCCATGCCCTGGCCAGCCGGGAAGAGCCGTTGGACGTGGGGCCGCAGCTCGTCATCGAGGGCGTGGTGTGCTGTCTTGAGTGCGAGGAGCCGATAGCTCTGGCGCGGCTCAAGGCCGTGCCGGGGTGTACGCGCTGCGCGGAGTGCCAGGAAGAGGCGGAGGCCCGGTAGGTCCACTTGGGGAGGGGGCGGCACAAGCCCCCTCCTGCCAGGTTCACTAGGATTGAAGTTCACCCAGCTTGGGAGGCAGGCTCCAAACGCCAAGCTCCTCTGACGCCATGCACTCGTCAAGCCGGTCAACCTGGTCTAGGAGGACCTGCTCCACGCCAATGTCGAAATCGTTCTGAGCGCCGCGCCCGCGCTCTCCGATGCTTTCCGCAAGAAATTGCAGGATGTTTCGAGTGTTCATGATTCTCAGGTAGATTTCATAACGGGATTCCGCATTGCCTTCTTGGCCTTGTCCTCTAGTCTGCTCCTTTGTCATGGATTCCCTCCTTGCTTGGCAGGTGACGAGGTAAGCCCCGGGGAGGGTGACACCCACCGCCGGGGCTGGAAGAAGCCCTGCCCCCAATGGACAAGGCTTCTTCCAGCCCCGCGATGCTTTGCCCATGAGGAAATGAGAAAAGGCTCTGGTGTTGTACCAGGGCCACTTACTATTGCAATACGAAGTCTGTATTGGTTTGCTTATTCAGATTTTTGGGGGGCGACCATGCGGAACATGCTGACGGTCTTGGGGCTTGTTCTCGTCCTGGCCTGCCCGGCCTTTGCGGCTGGCGGGCACGAGCACCCGGAGCGCTGGTACCAGGAGCGCTGGTGCGCCCCGCGCGGGCAGATGGAGGTGGTGTTGCCGGACGGCAGCCGCTGCGACTGCCTGACCGAGGCCTACGCCATCGAGTTCGACTTTGGCCACAAGTGGGCCGAGGCCATTGGCCAGGCGCTCAACTACGCAGCCCAGACCGGCAAGCGGCCCGGCATCGTGCTGATCCTGGAGCGAGAGGGAGATGAACGCTACCTTGAGCGCATCCGTACCGTGGACCGGGCCTTCGGCCTGGGCATCAGCGTGTGGGTGGTGGACCGGTGGGGGCGGAGGCAATAAAGAAGGCCCCGGCGGTGTGCCGGGGCCTTCTCTCTAAATTGGTGGGATCAATACTTATGCGGACACGGAATTGTAAAAGACTTCGCAGGGGGTGGACGATCTGCGTGCAGCCACTCCTGCTCGGGCGAAGTATGTAACTTTCGCATCCATCAGGTTTTGTTGTGCCAGTTTTACAAACTCTTGCTGTGCCTGCAAGTCATAGCTCTTTGCCGAAGCTTCTGTCGAATCCGGTCTATTCGGATTAGCCATGGCTGCCTCCTTTTTTCTCATTCCAGAAATTTTTTCCCCGTGGTTTTTTCAATATTGTCTCTTTGTGGAGACAAGTCAATCGCCAAGCCACACTCACATGTCAGTATGTTGTCAGCAGGGTACGGTCGCAGACCTCTTTTCTCTGCGTCCTCGGCGGCTTGTGGGATGTCATTGAGTTTAGCGAAGAGTAGGTGCTTTTTGCCGCACTTCGGGCACTGCAATTCAAGTTCCACAACGTCAGCGTCTTTGACCCCCGGAGGTTGCACAGCACCAGGCATGTTCGCGCTCTGGTTGATTCTCCGCTTGTCGTCGGCGAACAGTTTGAAAATCGGACTATTACCAAAGAGAACCCACAAAATCGCCTGGAGTCGCTCGACCGGCTCGGATATCTTGGGCTCGTCATCGGCGTTGATGACTTTAAGACCGAGCTTGTCAAGGTCCTCTATGGTGAGCCGGGTCCCATGAGAGCGCCAGCGTTGTTGGTTCGTCAATTCGGATGCAATCTCTCGCGCCCGAGCTTTCTTCATCTCTGGAGTGACGGGTACCCCTCGGTTTTCTGTTCGGTCCCAGTTTCGAAATTTGTATTGGGGGAGCCATTCTTCGACGCGCTCGATTGCGAACTGGAGGGCCGTGTTGACCCCTTCGAGCTCGCCAGGCGTAATTTTAGCGACAATCGTAGCGTCAACGGGATTTAGATAATTCTCACGCGCAGCCCTTGCCCTGAGCGCATCTATCCATGTGAGATAATCGTGGGCGGAAAAGACCATGCGCCCAGCTGCCATTTGCGCGTCAATGGGGCCGAGGCTTCCACTCTTTGACATAATGATTTCATGACCAGACAAAGCAAGGATTGTGCCTGCGCTTAGTGCCTCGCCGGCGATAAGAAAGTGTACTTCTTCGAACTCGCTATGCAGGAATTTTGCTATCCGCTGAGCTGTTGGGCCATCCCCTCCTGGAGTTTGGAGGTAGACGAGTATCCTCTTAGCTGTGACCCCTCTGAGGAGGTCTTGAATTACATAGAAGTCATCAGAGACCATATGCGCGCCAGGTACCGACTTGGACATGGCTGTCGCGTACACAATGGAGTGGCAACCCCATTTACTGTTTATGATCTTAAGTTGCTCAGACAGCTCAATCTGTAGAGCTAAATTATCCATGCCATTTTGCAATTTCATGAGATAGTCATGAATGAGGGACACAAACACCTCCGGGGGATATTTGCATGGCAACACCTGCCTTTAATTACTTGGAACCAGGCCACGATATGTAATTGTTTCATCGCCTCCACCACCATTTCTCAGCCATTCCTCGTCCCCGCCGTCGCCGGCCCCCTTACTTTGCCGGTACTCACGCCCAAGTCCCAGGGGGTAGCCCAGCGCGGTGCACAACATGGGCCTCAAAGCCGTGTCGTTGGCGATGCGCTGTGTCAGAGGCGTGGCCTCCTGGTCCAAAGTAGCAGAAGAGGAGGCGAGGTCAAGCCGCAACCGCGGATACTGTCAAGTGAACGTGAGGATTAATGTAGCAGAAGAGGAAGCAAAGACTCAGAGTGAAAGCGCCCCGGACCGTTGCCAGTCCGGGGCGCTTTATCACAACCTTACTCGTCCAAATTCGCGGTCAGGAACATGCCCTTTTCCAGCGACTGGAAGAAGGCCTGATACGGCAGCGGGTCCTCGATTGCTTCCATGCCCAGCTGGGCGTTGGCGCGCACGCGCATCTGCTTTGCCCCCTTGGGCTGTACCATAACGGTCATGCGCAGGCCGCCGTTGCGGCCCAGCTTGGTGGCCGTCACCGTGCCCAGGTCGGCGTCGGCCTTGTCGATGACAAAGCTCAGGTCCTGCAAGGTGGAGATGACCGTGCGCACGGTCAGGTTCTGGTCGCTGGTGTCGAACACGCGGCTTTGCATGGTGCGCAGCTTCACCTGCGACTCGGTGCTGGTGGCAAGGGCCTGCTTGTTCGGGTTCACGCAGCCAGAGGCCGAAACGACCACAAGGCACAGCAAGAGAATGGCGCAAAAGAGCTTCTTCATATGTCGTTCGCCTCCAAAAACACGGATTTCGAGAGCTTCTCGTAGAATTCCTGGTACAATTCCGGGGTCTCAAGCGCCTCCATGTTGGTCACCTGGCCCTGGGTGTTCACCACCACGCGCTGGAAGGTCACGCGCACGCGGGTGGCCCCGTAATCGCGGTTCTTCATGCGCTGTTGCAAGTCCTCGTTCAGCTCCTTGACCATCTCGGCGGTGATGACCTGGCTGACCTGCTTCGCGTCCGCCTGGGGCAAAACGCCGGAGAGCTCGGTGTACAAACTCTGCTGCGTGGATGTGCCGATGCGCGCCAAGGCTTTGAGAATCGTGTCAGGCGTCAGCAGGATTTGCTGCGTCGCCTGCGCGGCGTTCGGCTCTTTTGGCCGGGCCATGGGCGCGGTGACAAGCGACACGCGAATGGTCTGGTGGTGGTCGATGGGCACGGCCCCGCCGCCCAGGGCGGCGATGAAGATGGCCATGGTCACCTGCCCGGCGTCCGTGGCGTCGCGCAGCTTCGAGCCCACCAGCACGCCAAGCTCAGGCTCGGACTCGTCGAGCTGGAAGCCCAGGTCCTGCAGCACCGAGGCCGAGGCCGAAATGACCATCTTCTCGTCGTTGGTGTCGTAGCGCTTGGTCTGCAACTGGCGCATCTTCATGCTCTCGGGCGAGAGCGTGAGCATTTCCTTGGAGATCTGCGCATGGCTGGCGCAGCCGGTCAGCGCGGTCAGGGCAAGGGCCACAACCGCGAAGCGGAGCAGGGGGGAGTTCATTGCCGCCCCCTAGAAGCTGGACTGGCGGTAGGCGAAGTCGCGCACTTTGCCCTGCTGGTCGAACTTGATGATGACGGTAAGCGTGCGCTGCGTGGTGGAGGAGGCCCCTGCGCCTTCCTTGTAGTTGCCGCCGCCCAGGCCGCCGCCGAACAGGCCGCCGCTGCCAGCGCCGCCCAAAATCAAGGCGCTTACGCCGCCGGAGGACGTGGAGTAGGCGCTCTCGGTGGAAATCTTGTCATACACCCACACTTCGCGGCGTTGCTCGTCGGTGGAAACAAGGTTCGGCGACCCAAGAACCTCAACCACTTGGGCGTTGGTCATGCCGACCTTTATTTCGCGCTGCACCTTGCCCGCGGTGATGCGGTCGCCGCTGTTGTCGCGCACGGCGTCGCGGTGCTGGCCTGCGGTCATGCAGCCTGTAAGACACAGAGCGCACAAGGCAATGGTTGCAACTCTACGCATAAGTCGATTCCTCCCTGGTTTTCGTGGTCCACTCGGGCTGCGTGCAGCCCAAACGTGTTTTAAATAGTATCGACCCTGCATTAATCAGATTATGGCGTGAATCGTCAAGGTTAACAGCAACTAGAGCCGCGCGGTAGGAATACGCGGTTTGGGCGTTCGCAAATTGTGTTGTGGATGCATTGTCAGCGTAATGTCTGCTGACAATGCGGAATACGCATGCTACGCAGTCGTGAAACAGAGGGGAGAAGCATGCAGAAAATATTTTGTGGTTCGGTGTTGCTGGTGCTGTTGTGCGCCCAAGGGGCGCTGGCGAATGAGGGGAACGTTGTAAGAGACGCGCAAACGCCTGTGGTGGCCGAATGCAGAGAGCGGCAGACTTCTGAAGACGTCTCCTTGGTTGGGCGTGGTTGCTGTTCCCACCACAGGGGGCAGTGCGGGTGTGAAGGGGGGCGCGTGGTGTGCTGCGATGGTTCCTTGAGCCCAAGCTGCCGCTGCGAGGCGGATACCCCGGTCACGGTGGAGAACTGAGGCGAGCAGCGTTTCTTGGGTTCATTTCCCCCAGGGGTTGCGCGGATCGGTTCGAGCGTGTTCGTAGGCTGTGCATTGGGCGTATTCTTGCTCATCCAGGCGCTGCACCTCGGTGCAGCGCCCTTGGAGCGCCGTGCGGATGGCTTGCAGCTGCGACTGGTAGGGCGGGAAAACCAGCTCGTCTTCAACGAGAAGCGACCTGGCCGAGTGGAGGAAGGCCTTGATGGTGGTGTTCAGGGCCTGCACTTGCGCGGTGTTGTCCGCGCCTGCGTCGGCCTGCAGGCACAGCTTTTGGTAGCTGCGGAAGGCGGCGCAGCGGATGAGGTCCTGGCCGAGGGTCTGGCGCACCTCCTCTGAGCCAGCTGCGGCTCTGCGCGCGCACCCGAGAACGCCCAGGCCAAACAGCAGGGCAATGGTGGCAGACCGCATGCGCTTCATGTGTGAACGGCTCCTCTGTCTCGGTCAAAAGCGATGGCTGGCGCAATGCTCTTCTTGGGGTGCAGCCGCGTTTGGGCATCGCGCCAAGGCGGTGCGGGAGAGCTGAATGAGAAGGCCCCGGCTGTTGCCGGGGCCTTGAGGGGTTCTCAAACAGTAGACTAAGAAATCAGGTAAAATATGGAGCAAATACCACTTCCATTTTTGTTCTCCATGCCTCTGGAACATCGTCCCAGTTTGGTCCCCATAGGGTTACATGGGTGTAAGCTTTGAATGGCTTTTCCGCAGTAGGGGCGGGGTAGCCAAGTTCATCCTCAATGCAATTGGCCATTCTAAGTACACGAGTCGGGTCGCCAACGGCTGCTTCAATTAAAGGATTAAATCTTTCGGCGCCCACAACACCGGAATCAGCGTCGTGGATAACAAATGGATTGATTCCAAACGATTTGAGATATTTTACCAAAGAGATAATGACCGGTTTTCCTCGAGCTTTGAATAGCTGAGCACCACAATTGATCCCCCTGCGGACATTCTCTGGCATGCGTTGAATTGTCTCGCGTAAGACGATTTCTTCAGTATCGCCCTCTATGACTACAACGTAGTCAGCGAAAAAAACACGTGAGGCATGGTCATCCATGCGTAATAACATTTTAATATAATGCTTGTCGTCATCTTGTAGGGTCATGAATTGTTCAGTAAGTGAGAATGGCAAACTGCAAATTCCGGTACCTTCAAGCCTCATACTATTCAAAACCTGGCGCTCTTGTCGGCTTAAGTCCACCATATAGGGCGAATGGGTTGTGCAGATAATCTGTACGTCACCTCTTGAGAGCGCATAGATGGTGTCACGCATCTGATTCGCAGCATTGGGGTGGAGATAGATTTCTGGCTCCTCAAACCCTATAAGGAGACCTCGGCTTGCTTCTGTTTCACGCTCTTCTAGCCACTTTTGGCGGAACTTAAGCAAAGCAAATACTGCTGAACGAATCAGTCCAGAGCCCTGAAGGGGGATCGTTGTTTTTACGTTGCTCGACATGGAGTAATTAAACTCAGGCCTAATCGCATCTTCTGGCTTGGAAAGACTAGCCTCAGCGTAAAATTTTGCTTTGTCAAAAACACTTTCTAATACATTATTGAGCTGCCCCATGAGCAGACCAAACTGCGTGGTTTCATCAGAAGGTTCAAGCTCCAGGGCCAGCGCGTCTAGGTAGTGCTGTGCTTGCTTATAGTTCTCCGAAGCACTTCTTACTTCGTTGAACAGTTCTTTCATTATTGCTTCTAACGCCCCGCTCTTCCCCGTGATTTGGTCACGCCCGTCATCCGCAGGGATCAATATGAATGTAGGCAGCTTGGAGGCAACAATCGAATTGAAACCTCCAGGGTTTGGAATCCAAATTGGTTCTGTTTCATCAATGAGCCATGCTTCGTTATAGTTTTCGAGGGCTAACTCATTTTTCGTAGTTAGTTTTCCTTCGGTCTTGCCAAAGAGCTCGACTGCCACCTCACTGGGCATACCTGCCTTGATAATATCTTCGATTTTTGTGGCATTCTCATATCCCGGTGCCTTGCGACGAGTATGAGATAACAGCTCAATAATTGGTTCAGCTCCAAGCTTATACGTCTTTCGATACACTATGCTTAGGCCACTTTCGTCGCTATCATCTGTAACCGCGTAAGGTAGAATCCTACCACGAAACCCTCGCCAATCGTTAGCTTCAACGGGTAGATCTCGGAACTCACCTTCCAACACAATGGTTTCCGTCGCTGTGCACTCAAGGCCATCATCGTTAACGCACCGGTGAAAGTCTGTATCGGCTATTGTAGATTTACCAGCTTTGAGAAGATGTCCAATTGCAGCGAATACGCTACTCTTTCCGGCATTATTTGATCCGATAAGAAACGTGGTATCGCCAAGGTAGATTTCTGCGTTGGTTATACGCCTGAACCCCTCAATCTTCAGTCTATAAAGCTTCATTGTCTAGCCTCTTGCGTTGATCGCAAATTTTTCAGCCCACTTAGCCCAATACCTGCCATTTCACTTGATTTTACTCCCCATACAGCCGGGCCACGCACTTGCCGCAGAACCCCCGGCCCAGCAAGCAAGCCGCCTCGCGCAGGCCCTGCTCGCCATAGCCGTGGCCGTTGAACGGGGCAAGCTGCGCCAGGTGCACCTGTCCGCACACGCTGGCCTTGCCGCTTGGGCCGCACACGCCGTTCGGCCCGGCCATGGCCTCGACCATATGCATGAGCCCTGCGCCATCCTGGTAGACCAGCCAGCGCTTGGCGTCGGCCTGCCTCCAGGCCTCGGCTCGTGCCGCATGGTCCATCACTTCCCCGCCTCCATCACCATCTCCCTGTCTCCCTTGGTCCCAGCCGTCTCCTGCCCCTTGCTGCGTTGATACGCGAGCCCAAGGCCAAGGAGCGTGCCCGGCGCGGCGCGCAGCAACGGCGGCAATGAGCCGTCGGCTGCGATGCGGTCGCGCAGGGTGGAGACCTCCCTGTGCCAGGTTGCGGGCTGGGTGAGCAGGCTCTTGTTGGAAAATCCGGCGTCGTGGAAGCCCGCCAGGTGCTTGAAGGAGTCCAGGTCAGCGAGCAGCCGCCGTACTTCGGCTTTGGCTACGGCTTCGGGCAGGGAGGGGAGGGCGGTGGTGGCCTGGGCCGGTGCAGGTTCTGGCGCAGGCTTCTGGCCCATGCCCCATATGGCCAGCGCGGCCACGGCCAGGGCGGCAAGGCCGAGCACCTTCAGTATGCGCTTGTTGGTGTTCGCTCGGGCTTCTTCCATCCAATCCTCCCGCTGCGAGATGGCTTTATTTTTGACTACGGTGTTTGTACGTACCTGTCTATAGTTGTGCTCGTGGGTTTTGCAAAGTCAGGCCGCAGGCGCATTCGCTCAATCGTCCGGACGTTCGATCAATCGCAGTTGTGGCGGTGGTTTACTGGTGTTGCGCCCGCCCCCTGCAAGAAGCCTTAAGGTCAGTCGTCGTTGCCCGCGGCCTTGTGTCGATCCCCGGTCATCGGCAACTCCTCACCCTCGCAAGAGCTCCCCGCTCCGTCTTGGAGCTTGGCTATTTCGCCGTCAAGCATGGAGCGCAGGGAGTTCAGGATGGCCAGCGGGGGGGAGCCGGCCTCCTTCATGGTTCGTTCCACCATGGCCAGGCGTGCGGCGGTAAGCGAGAGCGTGGCCGGAGACTCGTCCGGCTGCGTGAAGTCGCCGCGCTTTTCGCGCAGCCAGGTCAGCGGGCCACGCTCTTCATACTGGTCCTGGGTCAAAAAGGGCTGGCCAACCTGGGCCAGCAGAAAGTTGGCGTTCACGCGGTAGGCGTGCACCAGCCGCGCCACGGCCAGAGCCGAAGGCAGGGCCTGGCTGCCCGCGCAGGAGCGCAGCTCTTCCGGGGTCATGCCCACGGCCTGGGCCACCTGGGGCAGCTGCTCGGGCAGCTGGGGCAGCAGGTCGTGCAGGGTGTCGCCAATGCAAACATATTCCGGCACCAGCGCGCCCGCGGCGGGCTCGCCTTGGGGCAGCCCGGCGCCCAGCAACAGCCACGCGGGGGAAAGGTCCAGCTTGACGGCCAAAAGCTCTAGGTCGTCGGCGCTGGGGCGCTGGCCCTTCTTCCACGCCTGCAGCTTGGGCACCTTCAGGCCCAGCAGCTCGCCCGCGTTGGCCAGGGTATACTTCAGCCCAACCCGCGCAAGGCGTTCAGCAAGAATCCTTTCTATGATTTCGAACTGTTGGGGCCAGTTCATATGAAATCAACTCTCTCTTTTATGAAATTTCATTGACAACGTATGAGATTTCACTGTACCCGTTCTGCGAACACTTCACCAAACTGTTTGAGGCAAACCATGGGCAAATCCGGCCAACGCACCCGCTTTCGCATGGGGCCCGTTCGGGTGAACTGGCAAGCGCTCATGCACGCGCGGCCCCGGCTCGCGGCCCTGTCGCGGGGGGCTTTGCAAAAACACGATGGCAAAGCGGGCGCAAATGGCCAGCTCTTCTTGCCAGGCCTCGAGCACCTCCGCGAGAAGATGCCCGGAAAGCGCCGGGGCAAAGGAGTTCGTTGAATGGTTAAAGGAACTGCCGCCACGGGTCAACCGTTGCACATCCCGGATTCGACGCTGCGCAAAGAGTGGCTGCGCCAGAACGGATTCTCCGGCCGCGCCCTGGCCGACCGCTTTGGCCTGAAGCCTGCGCGGGTGTCTCAAATCCTCGGCACCGGGGAGTGCCCCCAGCGTTATATCGAGATACTGCGTTCCCTCGGCATGCCCGAGGAACTGCTGCCCGCGCCCTCGCGCGAGAAGCCCGGCCCGCACTTTGGCGCCGCCCTGGCCCAGGCCGAGGCGCAAGCCGAAGCCTGAGAGAGCCTTCAGACTTTAGTGGCCTATGCGCAGGCGTGCGCCCTGACAAGATGAGAAATGGAGGCAGCTTTCACCATGAGCCAAGACGAAATCGATTTGCGCGAACTCTCCCTGCTCGATGCGCTGGACCTGTCCGTGAAGCTCTCCGGCAAGTCGCGGGTGAAGATAGCGGATGACATGGGCTGGAACTGGAGCAACGCCAACCGGATTTTCACCACCGAGCGCTATTGGTGGACCTTCGAGGATTTTCCCAAGCTGCTGGCCGTGCTTGGCAACACGGTTCTTCTGGACTGGGCCAGGGTCCATGCCGAGGCGGGCGGGCTTAAGCGTTTGCCTAGGAATCTGGATTGCGCCGCCCTTGTGCTGCGCATGGGCGTGCTCTTCAGGGAGTTGGGCGATGTGGCCAGGGTCGGCGAGGCGGCCATCCGCAACAACAAGATCGAAAAGGGCGAGGCGCGCCAGCTCATCCGCGAGTTGACGGATGTTGCGAACGAGGCCCTGGGAACCATCAACGGGCTGCGGAGCATCGCGGGCAATCCGGCCGCGTGAGTGCAGCAGGGAAGCACAAGGAGGAGGCCCATGACTCAGCCATCGCTCTACGAGCTTATGAAGCACATCGACGCCCTGGTGGTGCAGGCCCTGCGCCACCCCGAGGCCACGCAGTCGGACCGGGCCGTCATCGTTCAGGGCGGCACGCGGTTTTCCGAGGTGTGCCGCCGGCACATGCCCAAACGGCTGCCCATTGACGCCGCAGCCCTGCCCCCAGGGGCGCGCTTTCAAGGCTTTGCCCCTGTTCCTGGGCTCACGCGCGGCCGGCTGCTGGATTGGGAGACCGAGAGCGAGGTGGCCTCTTGAACGCGCTGGCCACCCGCCTCGAATCCCGGGTCGGCGTTTGCTACGTCTGCGAGGCCATCTTCATTTTGCCCCCGGGCCAGATGCTCACCGAACCCTTGCCCTGCGGGCATGCGCTTTCGCTCTACCTCGGCGAGGCCTCGCTGCTTGCGGCCCTGCGCGATGCGGCCTTTGTGGAGTGGGCGCACCGCAACGACGCCCTGGGCGAAGCCCTCGCGGCCTTGCGCCAGGCGGGGGGCAGGTACGACCCCCTGGCCATGGGCGCAGCCAGGCTGCATCTGCCTGGAGGCGTCCTATGAGCAGCGACATGATTCTGACCCTGGTCTTCCGCGCGGCTGGCGTGCCCCAGGGCATGAGCGCAAAGGACATCGCCGCCTATCTCGCCCACGTCATCGAGGACCGGGACGGCGCGCCCGCGCCGGAGATCTGCGCGGCCATGCAGGCCGTGAAGGGAACCGTGCTGGGGCATTTCGCGGTCTCGGGCGCGGCGCAGGGTTCCGGCTGCGGCAAGGCCGAAAGCCGCCTGCGCCTGAAGGGGCCGCGCGCGGACATGGCGGCCCTGATCGAACGGTACCTGGAGGCCGGGGGGCTTGTGGGCGGGGCGGTGGTGCCTGTGCGGCCCGCCATGCTGCGGCGCACGACCCTGCCCGTGCACCTGCTGTTGGCCCTGCACGAGGCCGGAGTGTCCCTGGACTGGCTGTTGACCGGCGCGGGCGAGGCCTTGCGCGACACGCGGCTTGTGCGCGTCGAGGGCGCGATCGACATGGCGCTGCGCGACCTGGAGGCCCTGGAGGCCAAGGTGGCGGAGGCGCAGCGCGTGTCGCGCATGACCTTGGAGGATCTGGTGCAGGCCAAGTCCGCCGACCTGACCGAGCTGGCCGAGGCCAGGCGGGAGGCCCAGGCGTTGCGTGCGCAGCTGCGCGACATCAGCGCGGAGCTGGCCGCGCATGAATTCAGCATGTGAGCGGGAGGGAAGTGCATGGAAGAGCGGACTCTGGCCAGTTTGGGCCGCAGGCTTGACGCGCGCGAGGTGGCGGAAGCCTTTGGGGTTTCCGAACGGCATGTTCTGCGTTATTTCGAGCGTTACGGCGGGGTCAAACTGGGTCGCCGTCCCGTGTTCTTTGAAAGCTTAATCGGCGAAAAAATAAGGAAAAGCCATGCCGCACAAGCACACGAGGGACGGAAAATGGACAGGCCGTTGGTACGGCCAGGTCAAGCACAACAACCGCAGGTACCGGGGGCCGCTGGTGCCCACCAAGGCCAAGGCGGTGGAGTGGGAGGCCAACACCAGGCGGGCGCTGGAGAATCCCGAGCCGCTGTCATCAGAAGCATCGACCGCCACGGTCTCGCTCTTGGAATGGGGCAATAGGTACATGGACTTCTGCGTGCGCTACGTGCCCAAGACCTACAGTGAGAAGAAGAACATCCTCGCGCGTCTCATGGCCTTCACGGCGTTGGACCCGCTCATGCCGGCGGAGGGCTTCAGCCCCGGCGTGGCCATGGACTTCCTGCAAGGCCAGTTTGAACGTCGGGGCGGCAACGCGGCCAACAAGGAACGCAAGAACCTGGCTGCGGCCTGGGCCTGGGGCGCCAAGTTCCAGGGTCTGCCGCAGGCCAATCCCTTCCTGGCCGTGCCGCCGTTCCCGGAACATCGCGTGGACCGCTATGTCCCGAGCGAGGCGGACTTCTGGCGCGTGGTGGATGTGGCCAGGGGGCAGGCTAGAGCCATGCTCATCGCCTTCCTGCATCTGGCCGCGCGGCGCGGGGAGCTCTTCCGCCTGCGCTGGGAAGACGTGGACTTCGAGGACGGCAGCGTCCGGCTGTTCACGCGCAAGCGCAAGGACGGCTCCATGGAGGCGGACTGGATTCCCATGACCGGCGAGCTGCGTGAGGTGCTTATGGAGCATCGTGGGCGGACCGGGCGCGAGGAATTGGTCTTCGTCCACTTGGAGGGCCGGCACAAGGGCGAGGCGTTCAAGGAGGATCGCAAGTTCCTGCGGGAGCTATGCGACCAGGCCGGGGTACGCCGCTTCGACCGCCACGCCATCCGGCACCTCACGGCGAGCATCCTGGCCAAGCTGGGAGTTCCCATGGTGGTGATCCAGGGCGTGCTGCGCCACAAGAGGCTCACCACAACCGAGCGCTACGTGAAGAGGCTGGACCATCTGCGGCCGCATCTCCAGCTTCTGGAGGGCGGTCTCGGTGGAAAGGTCCAACGCGCGGTCCAACAAAAGGCGGCGACGGCTTAA